TAGGTACTATTATGGCAAACGCAGATTCGGAAACAAGACAATTTATTTACGAATACTTACAAATGATTCAAGGTAAGAAAGAAGAATAACATGGCAAGAAAATCGGCAACAGAAGTTAAAATAGATTTTTTAGTTAAAGAAGTTAGGGAACTAAAACAAGAAACTTCTTCATTAAGAGCCGATATTAATAAAGGGAAAGGTGCTGTTTGGTTATTATTAGTAATAGCTGCAGTAATAACAAGTGGTTATAATTACTTTATTAAATAATTGTTTTGCAAATAGATAAAAAACTTATCTCTGAACGACAAAAAAAAACTTCTATTAAAGGTACAGTTGGCGAATACGAAACAATAGCTAATCTTACTAAAAAAGGCTATTATGTCGCCAAAAGCTGTGATCCAAGTTGTCCGTTTGATATTGTTATCGTTGACAAAAATGGTAATGTAGAACTAATTGATATTAAGACAATTACTTTTCGTAAAAACAAAAAAGGTAAATGTTTAAAAAATAAACCTAAAGGCTCATATAAAATATATAGAGCACCTACAAAAAAACAAAAAAAATTAGGTATAAAATTATTAATGGTTGACTATGAAGATTAATGAGAACACATCGGTGGCTATGCCTGTTAAGAATATGATAGGAATCATAATAGCAATTTCTATGGGCATCTTCGCTTACACCGAAATAACTGCTAGACTTACATCACTAGAGACATCAAGGGAATTGATGAATGCTGATTTATTAAAAGCTAGTGAACAAACAACAGTTGATAAAGAGCAATTTCTTTTATTAGAGGATTTGTACGAAACAATAGAAAAACATCAAGAACTTTTAGATAAGAATATACATAATCAAGTAATGCTTATTCACATAGAAAAACAATTAGATAAAGCCTTAAACGATATAGAAAAATTAAAAGATAAAGTTAGAGAAAACGGAAAGAATTATTAAATGCAGGAAATTGTAATTGCTTTATTGTTAATAATAAACGGTGAAATAAAAGAGCATCGTATTCAAAGTTCTATGTCCGATTGTCTGAAAGGTAAAAGGGTGGCTTCCAGAGGTGCTTCTAAATCAATAGAGTATCAATGTATAAAATCTATGGCAGAAACTGAAATATATATGGGCGAAAAAAGTATTAAAGCATTAATATTAGATTGATATGTTTTTAGATAAAGTCATAATAAGTTTTTTAACTTGGTTAGATAATATATGCGAAAAAATAGGTAATTTAGTTATAGAAAAACCAAAGAAAAAAAGAAAAAAAAAAGTATGTAAAAATTGTCATTGTAATTGTCATTGTAAAGAAGAATTACATTTACACCATTATGATAGCGATTTATGTATTTGTGATAACTGTAAACATTAAGGATTTTATGAGGTTTAATTATGGAATATTTACTTGTAAAGCTAGAATGTTTATTAAGAAAATTATATGGTTTTGTTTGGCGACAAAGAGTAAAATTTACTTTGAAACATCTTAAAAAAAGGAGATAGTTATGTGGTTAAGTGCAATCAAACTGGCTGTAAATGCAGGTTCGCATATTTACAAGCAACGACAAAAAACTAAAATGCTCATGGCTGACGCAGAAACTACTCATGCGGAAAAAATGGCAAAAGGTGAGCTTGAATACAAACAAGCTGTTATGCAAAATAATCAGCAAGGCTGGAAAGATGAGTTTGTTTTAATTTTGGTGTCGGCACCTGTAATGTTACTTATTTGGTCTATATTTTCTGACGATCCAGAAATTATGAAAAAAGTTGAAATGTTTTTTGAGTATTTTAATAATATGCCATTCTGGTATCAAGCTCTGTTTATCGGAGTTGTTTCTGCAATCTATGGTCTTAAAGGTGCAGATATTATGAAAAAACCAAAATAATATTTTTTTATATGTCAGAAAGTTTAGAGATAATAAACGAATATAAAGATCAGGTAAGAATACTTAAACAAGAAGTAGCGGAACTTCAAGACGCAGGTAAGTCTAAAGACGCTGCTAATAAGCGTTGCTTACAAAAGTTAGAACATACTTCTACCGATTTAGAACAAGCTAACAAAAAAATTAAAGAACTAGAAGATAAATTAAAACCAAAAGAAGATAAATGAGTATAGTATTAACGATAGTAATGTGTTCCTCTATGGCGAATCAGTGCCTTGAACCGCATACCTTTGATAAGGTTTATGACGATTTTTATACTTGTATGGTTGATGGATATAAAAAATCTATGGACAAAACAGTAGAAATGGGAAGAGAAGAAATTAATCAATATGGTATTTATCTTAAATTTGATTGCCAACAGATACTTTTACCGCCTAAAAAACCTAAAATTAAGGCATGATGTATTTGGTAGTTATTACCGATAAGAATACAGAAAAATTAAGAATATTTACAAACCAAATTTTTACTACTTTACAAGAAGCGGAGGATTTTGGTAAAAGAAGCAAACTAAAGAAAAAAGACGGCTGGAAAGCTGTTAAATTTGATTATAAATATTTTGAAAACAATGAACCTGACAGATAATTTTACATTAAAAGAATTAACACAAAGCCAAACGGCTTTACGAAATGATATTGATAATACACCTAACGAACAACAAATAAATAACCTACAAAACCTTTGCGAAAAAATACTTCAACCTTTAAGAAATCATTATAAATTACCAATTAAAGTTACTAGCGGATTTAGAAGCGAACAATTAGCTACTATGATAGGCTCAAAGCCGACAAGTCAGCATTGTCAAGGAGAAGCGGTGGACTTTGAGATACCTGGAGTTGATAATAAAGAAGTTGCGACATACATTAAAGAAAAATATTCTTATGATCAGTTAATTTTAGAATACTATAATGATTCGGATATAAATTCAGGTTGGATTCATGTAAGTACCAAAAACACAACCTTTGAAAATGATGACAGAAGAATGGCATTAATTAAAGATGAAAAAGGTTATAAGGAATGGCAATAAATTATAGAGGCGAAAGTTTTTCAGGTTACAATAAACCTAAAAGAGCTAGAACAAAAACAAAGAAATTTGCTGTTCTTGCAAAGTCAGGAAGCACCGTAAGATTAATTAGATACGGAGATGCAAACATGACTATTAAAAAATCTAATCCAGCAAGACGAAAGAGTTTTAGAGCCAGACATAAATGTAGTACGGCTAATAATAAACTAACCGCAAGATACTGGTCTTGCAAAAAGTGGTAAGAAGTATTTTAAAATTCATAGTGAAAGCTAGAATGCTGTATGCTGATTTAAGAGGTCATCATGGTAAAAAATGGAACTACGAACCTGGAGATTGGTATATGGGTAATAATAAACATAAAAACAAAAGGAAATAACTATGCCATACGGAAAAGGAACTTACGGAAGTAAAAGAGGAAGACCACCAATGAAGAACAAAAAGAAAAAGAAAAAGAACAAGAAGAAAAAATAATTATGAAAAAAGGTTATCATAAACGAAAAGATGGAAAAGTAGTTAAAAAAGGACTCTGGTACTATGTCAATAAAAGAAAAAAGGCAGGTAAAAGTAGGTCTAAAAAAAATAGTACAATAAGTGCTAAAGCCTATAAACGAAATTCTTAATGTTTAGGTGTAGTTCATTAAGTTGAACTGGGGAGATGGTGGGCAAGAAGAACAAAATACAATCAATAATTAATGTCGGCAAATGCAGATATTGTAAAATTAATATTGTTAATACTGATTCTTTTGTTTCTTTTTACCCAAAAGGTCATGCTCATTATGAATGTATGAGAAAAGCTGACGAAGATAAAACTTTTGAAAACGAATCTTCTAAATTTAATTGGTAGGGCGATTATTTCTAACCGCCCATTTTTATCTATTTATTTAAATATTTAATTTTTCTATTATATTTTTTAATAAATGTATTAGCTAACTTTAATTTTGTTTGCCATTTATTTAAAAGTTTTTGACATTTATTTATTTTAATTAATCGTTTTTCTTCTTTGGAAAGGATAACAATTTTAGGTTTTAAAATACCATTTAACCAACCTTGATTAACAACATATTTTGCCATTTCCAATTCAAGTTCAGCTTGTTGAATAGAATGTGGGCTAAAACCTTTTTCTTTATTTTTTGCGAAACCATGTCTATATCTATAAACTTTATGTGATATTAAATGAACAATATCTCTCCAACCTTTATTCATGCAAGTTGGATCTCCAGATAAACAAACATAAGTTTTATACCAAACATCTTTAACCGACCTATATTTAATCATATTCATTCTTATATTAGGTGGAGCATATTTAGGTTTGCCAAATTTAAACATAAGTTTTCTTACGGCTTTTTCAGCTTCTATTCTAGTTACATAAGGTATTTTTTGTTCTTCCCAATAACTATTTACCTCATTATATTTTATATGCATCCTAGTTTTGTAAGGCAATATGCCTAATGGGTCTTTATTCATCTTCTTCCCCCTTTTCTTCTTCTTTATTAGTTTTAGAGTTTTCTTCTTCTTCAAACTCTTTTCTTACCTTTGCTAACTCTTTATAGTAGCTTGGGTGTTTCCATTCGTTACACATTTTCCCTCCTTATTTTTTTTATAAACCTATTATATCAAATTAGGTTTTTTAAATTTTTAGAAAAAAAAAGTTTTATTAAAGAATAGACGATTCTATTTTTAGGGTACTCTAGATTTGCTGCGACAATAATTTCCTGATGGGATTTTTAGCTACTCCAAAACTTTCTAGCTTTGATTAAATAATCTGGGTCTAATTCATTTTTCCATTTAAAATTTTCAAAGTCAGGTTGGATATAGTTTTTTATAATATTTACATCTTGGCTTACACTTAAAAGGTTTTGTCTTACTTTACATCTTTGCAAAAATTGTGATAGCCTTGATTTAATGCTTTCAGGTTGTAGTTGTTCGCAATTGTCGGCATGAAAGACTTTAAAGGTTTCTTCATTTATATAACAAATGTAAATAGGTAGTTCGGTAGCATAATGGTAAAAATCCGTTTGTATTAAGTGATCTGGCATTATCGAATCAGGTAGTTTAGAAGTTGACCATGATCTAGTTCCGTCTTTTTTAATCTTACCTCTTCTTGGAAATTTACATTTATCTTCTATTATAACCCCACCTTTAAAATCTGCGTAACCATGAACAGGAATTTCTATACCATCAAAAACTTTATAGGTTTCTATTTCTGGTTTGCATTTATCAAAACCTGGAATTGTTTTGTGGGCTTCATGTCCATTAATAATAAATTTTTCGGCAATACTAGATAAATAATTAAATGTATCTACTTCAATTGGATCTGGAATTAATTTATCTATTCTATCTTGAACTGGTACAAACATTAAACTCCTCCTGTAATAAATTATAATCTTTACCTAAATAAGTACAAATTCTTCTAGCTTTAAATTCGCTAATAGCGTTTGCACCTTTTTCGTATTTCTGTATTTGCTGAAATGTTACTCCTATTTGTCTGGCAACTTGTGTTTGAGTTTTCTTTCTTATTGTTCTTAAATTTTTTAATGCTTTACCTAACTTTGTATTAAAATCTTTTTCGTCAAGTGTTAATTGTTCTTTATCTATTATTATCATGTTTCCTTTCTTTTGAGCGTAGAATCCCCTTATCCCTTGTACAACTTTAGCGGTAGAAAGTAAATTAAGTAATAATACTTTCTTGTTTTTGTTCCAAATCTAAAATCTTTTGTGAAATAATAGGTAATTTATTTTGGTAAGAACGAATCATTTGTTTGTGTTTATTCATTCTTTGTACCCATTTTCCCTGCTTCACTTTCAGATCCCTGATTTGTTTGGGGTCTAGTATCGCCATCTTTTTTATCACTGACTATTTTTATATTAGACCCAAGAAAACGCCTGTCAGTTATTGTTATAGTTGCGTCATCTTGAGGTTTTTCTTGTTCATGAGCTTTCTTTGTTGCTTCTTCTATTGTAGCTCCGACAAAAAATTCTTTAAAATTTACGACTAACTCTTGGAGTGAATTTTTTTCTACTTTAAACATTAAGTTCTATATTCCTCCTGTAACCTTTTATCTTTTTTATATCGTTTCTTGCTTCCAATTTATTGATAATGACTGTTACCGAATTTTTACTTCTATAATTTAATCCATCAGCCATTTCTTGATAAGTTGGATAATATTTGTTCTTTTTGGCATATTTTTTAATAAAATTCAATAGTCTTAACATAACTGGAGTCATTGGTACTTTATTTCCCATTGTTTTCTTTCATTTTAAGGTTTCTATTTAATTCGTTATATCCGCTAATATCATCATAAGTATCTTTTTTATATTTTTGATTCGTTATTGAACGCCATAACTTTACAAATATCATACAAACTCCAAAGATATTAGGCGGACAAACTACAACTCTACCATTATAAGCCGATAAAATACTTTCCAAAACACCTTTAAAAGAATAGCTTGTAACATCAAAACTTCCGTATTGTTCCTCTTTTTGTTTTAAAAGTTTTTCTAATTCTTTAGTTATTTGGTTTATATCTTTTACATTATTTGCCATAGCCTAATTCCCAATCTAATTTTTCTTCATAGCCATTATAGTAATTTCCATGTTCGTCAATACAAGTATGAGCATAAACAATTTTATCTTTATAAAATCCATAATAGCCATCATTTTCTATAAAAGTAAATTTAACTTTATCGTAAAAAACTTCTTCGCAAGTAATCGGTATTAACGAATAAGCAAAAGGAATTTTTACATAACTAACGGAACTTGAACCATTAACTATATATAAAATTAAAAAGAATACTTTCACTTAAAACGACAAAGCATCATCTTTCGGTTGTTGTTGTTCTTGTTGTGGTTTATCTTGCGGATCATTTTGATAACCTGCAATATTAGGCTTTTCGGATTTATCGTTAAGCCAACCTATTAAGTTCTTTTTAGATGAACCAATTTCTGGAGCGTTTATATTTCCAGTAAATTTATTATCATCTCCTTTAAACAATACTCCTACTTGGGCGAATATTCTTATAAATTTAGTATTGCCGTCTTTTGAAGTACCTTTAGAACCTAATAAAGTTCCTTTTTCGCCATTAGCTAATAAAGTATTTCCTGAAAAATCAATCTTTATAGCTTTTTCGTTACTTGCATCGTATGGGAATAATACCCAGTCTTTAGATTTACCATTTTGCATTTGTTCCTCCGTTGGTTTTTATGCTTTCTTGTTTAGTTTTAAATAGTTCTTCTATTTTTTCGTTTTTAGTTATCCAATTAGAATACAAAGTATTTAGTTTAGTTTCCGTACCTTGTTTTTCTATTTCTTTTTCAATTGAATCTTGGTTGTTTCCTTTTTGTTGTGTTAAAGCATTTGCCAATTCATCGGCAGAAGCAAATTCCGTACCATGTAATCCAAAACTTGCTAAACATCTTCCTAAACTTGAAGTTGCTGCGTTTTCTAAAGCGGAAGTTTTATTAACAAAACTAGAGTCTCTTCTTTCTTCTGCATGACCAACACTATAAGGTGTATCGCCAATATAAAGCGTACTTTTACAAATAACTTTAGTATCGTCTTGAAATATAACTTGTTCGTCAATTTTAGATTCTGGAAAAAATTTTAATAAATGATTATGTCGTCTAGCAACTGTAAGATAATTTTTACCTTTAAAATCTAATTTCTTAACTTCGCTATCTAACTTTTCAATACATTCTTTTCTTCTATCTTTAAAAGAACCCTTACTTTTATCTTCTTCTTTACTTTGTTTGGTTGTCATGTTTCCCTTTCCTTTGTCTTTTTTTGTTTTCATTTATTTGGTCAACTTCTTTTTGTACTTTTGATTCTATATAACTTTGGTTTTTAGCTTTTGTTCTTTCTTGACTTTGTAATTCTTTTTTTAAATTTAATATTTCTTCATCTCTTTCTCTTATCTTTTGGTCTTGTGTTTTAATTGTTTTTTCTTGGTTTCTTATTTGTGTTTGCATACTTGCTAATTTTTCTATCATGTTTTTTTCCCATTCATAACTTCTTTAATAGTTAATTTGTGGACAATTATATCTTGTAAAGCCTTTCCTATAATTCCACCAAATATCATTTTCATATTAGGGGGTCGCTTTCGCCTATCCTGTTCATCAAGAACGCAATAATCATAAAACCATTGGTCTGGACTTTTAGTTAATTGAGAGGGAGAAAGATGATCAGCGGTAAAGCAACCCCCATTCTTTCTATGTTTCCATTGTTTCCCTATCTTTATTAGCATTGATTCGAATCTTTATACAAAAATTGATTAAAAGCAATACAAATAATTTGAAATAAAAAAATAATTAATGTAATTTTAAGAATGATAAAACGATTCGTTTTTAAAGGGAATAATGAACATTTACGGAGATATGAGAACCTGTTGTGATTGCGATAACAAAGCCGATGTTGTTGAAAATAATAAAGACTATTGCGCTGAATGTTGGTGGAAAAAATTTTCTAATACAGGAACTACATTAAACAAATATGAAAAACAAAAAAAAGAACAAGAGGAGCTTGAAAATGAAAGAACAGTCAAAACCGATATTAAACGATTCGAAGAAGTATAAAATAATTTATGCAGATCCAGCTTGGTATTTTAAAAGTTATTCTAAAAAGGGTGAAGACCGTAATGCTACCAAACATTATTCTTGCATGGAATTTGGCGATTTATTGGATCTTAATATCAATGATATTGCTGATGTGGATTGTTGTTTGTTTATGTGGGTTACTGACCCTTTCTTGGAAAAATCTTTTAAATTACTTAAAAAATGGGGATTCAAATATAAAACAGTAGCCTTTACATGGGCGAAGAAAAATAAAACAAACGATAATTTTTTTATGGGTTTAGGTTATTGGACTAGAAGTAACCCAGAGATGTGTTTGTTAGCTACAAAAGGCAAACCAAAAAGATTTTATAAAAATGTTAAACAATTAATTGTTGATAGCCGTAGAGAACATTCAAGAAAACCTGATATTGTAAGAACAAGTATAGTCAATCTTTGCGGAGATTTACCTAGAATTGAACTATTTGCTAGGCAAAAGGTAAAAGGTTGGGATTGTTGGGGTGATGAAGTTTGAAAAAGTTAAGAATTTTAAGTTTAGGTGCTGGAGTGCAATCTTCAACTTTAGCTATGTTAATTGAACAAGGTAAAGTACCTATGGTTGATGCTGGAATCTTTGCTGATGTCGGTGCAGAACCTGATAATGTTATAGATTGGCTACAATGGTTAAAATCTAAAGTATCTTATCCAATTTATATAGTTCAAGACAGAAATTTAAAACAAGATTTAATAGATTTTTCATTAGGCAAATATCATAAAATTAAAATACCATTTTTTACATTAAGTAGTAATGGCAAAAAAGGTATGAACAGACGACAGTGTACTGCCGATTATAAAATTACCCCAATTAATAAAAAAATTAGAAGTTTATTAGGTTTAAAAAAAGGCGAAAGAAGAAAAGATGGAACAGTAGTAGAATTATTAATGGGTATTTCATTAGATGAAGTACAAAGAATGAAAGTTAATCAACTTAATTATATTAAAAATCAATATCCTTTAATTGATATGCGATGGAACAGACAAAAATGTATTGATTGGTTTAAAGAAAATTATGAAGTTACACCACCTAGATCAGCTTGTACTTTTTGTCCATTTCACAACAACAAAGAATGGTTAAGAGTAAAACAAAATAAAAAAGAATGGGATGAAATAGTTAAACTAGAAAAATCTTTAACTAACAATCAACAATTAAAAAAAATTGGTTATAACGACAAAATTTATTTTACTAATAAAGGTATTCCAATTGATGAAGTAGATTTTGAAGAAAAAACAGATCAATTAGATTTATTTAATAATGAGTGTGAGGGTATGTGCGGAGTATAATTGTCAAATTAGAACCCTACGAAATAGAGATGGCTTCGCAAGTAGCCAATAAAAGATATATTGAAAATATTAAAATGAAAAAGAAGTTCGGACATGGTTATAAAGGTTCGGAACAAAAAACATTATCTTTAGGAATTTTAGGGGCTATGGGCGAAGTTGCTTATTGTAAAGCTAAAAATGTTTTTTTTAATGGTAGTTATACCGATACTTATAGCCGATACGATAAAGCTGATGTTGGTAAAGATATAGAAATAAGAACCCAAGAAAGAAAAAATAACAATACTTTAATAATAAGACCTAGCGAAAAAAAAGCTAAATATGTTTTAGTAACTTTTGATGGCAACCATAGTTATACGATTCATGGTTGGTTTCCATTTATAACTAAATTAGAAGATAAATATTTAACCGACTTCGGTTTAGATAGACCTAAATGTTGGAGTATTCCAATTAAAGATTTATATAATATTAATGATATTTAATTAGTTGATAAGTAGAAAATCCATAAAGCGATTTCTACGGCTATGATAGTTTCAAGCATGATTGATTCCCTTTTTTATAATTAAGTTTGTAATATCTATAAACAACCCCTTTAGAAGATAAAATATTAAGTAAAGTTAATCTTTTAAGGTTTTCTATGTTTCTTTTCTTTTCTATTTTCTTGTTCATTTTCTTTTATAAATTTAATTGCATCTTCTTTATTTACAAAAAATCTTTTAGTAAATACTTCTAAATTTAAATGATTTAATAATTTATTTAAACTAATCTTTTTTATTCGTTTAGTTCCATAAAGAACCCTATAAATATATAAATCTTTTTTAATTGTCATGCTTTCTTAAATACTAAAATGTTTTGATGTACTTTAACTAGCTTTTTATTCTTCATATTAGTATTAGCCCTAACACTAGCCGAACCAATTGCATTTAATAAAATAGCTTCATTATAGTATTTCATTCCGCATTTAGTAAATGCCCTTATAGTATCTGGAACAAAACCGACATAATTACCTTTTTTATCTCTAAATTCCCCAACGACAAAACAAGCTAGAGCCCCTTGTTTTAATAACTTACAACTTTTGGCTATGATTGATTCGTACACTTCCAAAAAGGCAGGATAATCAAGCGTTGAAATGTCGTCAGGTTGGTCGGAGTATATTTCTAAATTACCATAAGGCGGACAACTAAAAACAAAATCAAATTCTTCTAATTGATTTGCTTCCTTGCCGTCTATCATAGTATCTAAAATCTTATTTGAATCGCCAAATATCCATTTAGGCTGATTATCTTTATCTAAAATCTTTTCCCCTTGAATCTTATTACTTGTTATTTGGCTTTGCCTTACATCAATACCGACATACTTCCAACCTAAATAATGGGCTACAATACCCCTAACACTACCGCCTGAAAAAGGGTCTAATATTCTTCCGCCTTTATCAACGAACCAAGTATATAAAATTTCGCATAAAGCAGGATCAAAAATAGATACTTCGCCTACATCTAAAATTCTTTGGGTAGATTCGGCAGGTTTCTTTCCGCTTCTTTCGGCTTGTCTATGACGACCTGCAAAATGAGCTCCGTCTGTTCCCTCCCTACCTACTTCGCTTTCTATTCCTAAATTCTTCCAATTTTGCCTACGCCTTTGCCAAGTTCCTTGCTTGGTATCGCATATAGAAAAAGGGGGTTCTAAATATTTTTCCCTTAATAAAACTTTTTTTTCTATTGGATTGCCAAATAAGTCTAAATCTAGTATTTCTTCAGTTCCATCTATTATTGCCATGTATTCCCCTTTTTTCGTTTTCCTTGTTTTGTTCTTGTTGTTGTTTAATCTTTTTAATTTCTTCCTTGCGAATCCATTCTTTTAAATCTTTTAAAGGAACATAATCTTTAGCTTTTAAAATATATTTCCAAAATTGTACCCCTTGAACTTCATAATTCTTGTTGCAAACTTCTTTTAGTTGTTCCCAAAGTTTATTCCTTGCGTTCACTAAAAGCACCTTTCATATTGTTATAGAGTTTATTTGCGGAAATTATTTTTTCTTTAGCTTTATCCTCTATACTTACATTGACTTTAACCCTTTCTAATTCTTTATTGTAAAAGTCTTTTATTTTTCCATAAAGTCCATTTACTTCAAAACTAGAAAAGGTTTTTTTGTGGGTATATAAAGCAACTTTAATGTGTTCTAATTCTTTTAATGACAATTGCATTAAGAACCCCTTATAGTTTGAACTAAAGCCATATTTGAACCATTAACGGCATAAATCATTATCTTTGCCCTTTTGTCGTCTTTGATAATTGATTTACCTTTATTAATAGCTTCTTGCTTTGTATCAAATTCAAATCGTTCTTTATTACCTAACGGCTTCCAATTGATACAAGTAAAATATTCGGCATTATTAACGGCTAGTATTTCCCTTTGATTATGTTCTATATTTGGCATAATTGATTCCTTTCTAAAGTTAAATTTATATCAAAATCCATGTTATATACAAGCATAATACAAGTAAAAGCCCTAAACCTATATAAAAAAAGTTTCTTCTTTTAGGTTCTTGATAATGCTTTTTTATTGGATATTGGTATATTTTTGGCGAATCGATTCTAGCTTGAGTATCTTTAAAATCCATAAAATCAAAGAATCGTTTATTTGGGTTCTTTTGTTCTAGTAGGTTGGTAATACCTTTATAATCTTTAGCTTTCATAATTCCTTTCTTGGGGGCTTTCGCCCCCTTTTAGTTAGTTTCTTAAATCAGGCTTTATATCAATTAAAAGTCTTAATTGAGCATAAGCCGAATATAAAAGCGTTTGATAATGTTTTTTAGACTTATTAGGGTTTAATCCTAATTGGTCATAACCTTTAAAAGCATCAAACTCTTTTTTTTTATTGTGAACTTTTTCGTAATAATTAGAAAAATCTTTTTTTAATTGTTCGTATTCTTCTATTATTTTAGCTTTAACACCTACCATTGACATAATTACAACCTTTCGCATTTGATTAGTTCAAAATAAGTAGAACCAAGCAAATTTTTAAGTTTTTTACTATTATTTTTACAAGCGTCATAAACTTTTTTTGCTTTTATTGAATCTTCGTCATAACCAAATTCTGAACAAAAATCCTCAAAAATAACACCATCAACCCCTATTGAATCCGTTAATAAACAGTCTAAAACAGAATCTAATTTAGGGCTTTCAGTATGGTATAAACCTTGACTAAATGGAATTGTCATTTGTTTAAAGCCGTACCTAGTATCTAAATGGTTTCCGTTTAGTTTGAACTTTCTTTTAATAGTAACTTTATAATGGTTCATTTTATCCGAATTTGCCATATTAGGGTTACTATCAGCGTAGTCGCTTGTTATTGTTAATCCATTAATATTAATGAATTGTTTAATTGTTTGTAGATTCATAATTTCCTCCTTTTGTTTATAGTTATTATTTATACGAATCATTCTTATTTATACAAAAATTGTACAAGTAATACAATAGAACATAGCAAGAACACCGAATTTTTTTTTATTTGATTACCCAAAAATAGGGTATATATAGTCTGGCAGGGAATATGAAAAATAAAGGGTTTTCAATGATACCGAATCAAGTGATTTGGGATAATGATTTAAGCAACAATGCGAAGTTGTTGTTTTGCTATCTTCGTAGCTTATCGGACAAATATCGGACTTTGCGAAACCGAACTTTAATTGAAAAATTGGGCGTTTCTTTAAATACCTTGCAAAGCCTTAAAGCCGAACTTGTTCAAGAAAAATACCTAATTATCCACAGAAAGACTTCGGCTAATTATTATGAACTAAAAGCCCCTTATAAGGTTGTCTTGCCCTACCCAAATTCTGGGCAACTGACTACCCTAAAATTGGGTAGTATTAAGAAGAGTAATACTAATACTCATAATATTAATAAGGTTAAAGGTTTTAAGAAATTAAAAGGATTCAAGGGATAACTTAAATGTCCAATGATTCGACTATAACCCCCCTTGCCTATACTTATAAAGGAAAACTATTACAGCATAGAAAGTTCAACGATTACACTAAAGAAGAAAAGCTAGAAATTATTGTTCAATTAAACAATGAATTTGAAAGCGGATTATTGTCCGTAAATCAAATGGTATGGATTTGGGAAAGGGAATGCTGGGGTTCTTTTTCCGTAGAATTATTTATAGATAGGCTACTACAAAAAGGAATTATTAAGAAGAATCCTATTACAAACGATACTAGAACATTTCGTAAGCCTAAAACAATTTTTGATTGGTAATACTATATTTAGTATGATAAATATTTAAACTACTAGCGAAACCCTTTTAGCTAGTTTTTATTAGTGTACACTTGGTGTGAGGCGGTCTTTTTCCCTTTCTTTCTATAACCGCCTCCACCCCTTAAAGGATTAAAAATTATGGCAGGACGAAAAAGAAAACTAAACCCAAGATTAGCCGAAAGAATTTTAGAGCTTATTGCCGATGGTTTAACGATTCGGCAAGTATTTGAAAAAGAAGAAATTGATTATACTTGGGCTAGTTTCCGAAAAGAATTAGTTAGTTCAAATGAATTAATGGATAGATACCAAAAGGCAAAAGAACTAGCGATAGATTTAGAATTAAGTAACTTAAAAGATAAACGATTAGAATTAGAAGCTAAAATAGAATCAGGCGAAATAGATGGAAAGGCAGGACAAAATTTAGTTAATCTTTATAAAATTATTGTAGCTAGTTCACAATGGTCTGCTTCTAAAATAAGTTCTAAAAAGTATGGAAAAGCTGCAGAAATAACATTAAAAGGTGACGATAAAGCACCAATTAACATTAGTTGGCAGTCATAATGTTGCAAAAATACCACAATATTTATGCTTTGTGATATATTTACAACACTAAAAGTATTGGTTTTATTAGGTTTGTGGCATTTTTAACACATAAAAAGATAATTAGTTATATGTGAGCAAAAAAAGAACAAAAGAAGAACAAATGCAAAAGGTTTGATAACTATTACTTATCGGAAGTATTACTATTGATAATCCATAAGTTATCGTTACTAAAAAATAAGGCTTTTTTGCTTTGAACGACAGATTTAGGGGGGTTTTTTAGAGCCGATACCCAATTTTGCGAATGTCGTCTTGGTAAAAATGAATGGATGGTATAAACAAATAAAATGGATGATCTTATATTGAAAACAATAATTTTTATAATTAAGGATAAAGAAACAGGCGAACCAATTGTAATTTCTCATTTTCAAGGTTTTTCCGACAATGACGAAGCAATAGATTTTTCAAAGTTTTTGCAAGACCAATTTGTAGAAGAACCTAAAGTTTATGATAGCCAACAAAATTTTACTTTACATTAGAACGATTCTAAAGAGGGGGGTTTTGTTTTAATATGAAACAAATCGTTATTCCATACAATCCTAGAGAAATACAAAAATTTTTGCACAAAAAATGTGATGTGAACCGATTTAATGTTATTATCGTTCATAGAAGAGGCGGTAAAACTGTGTTTGCAATAAACCATTTAATTAAAGCTGCCCTAACAAATAAAAATCCATATCCAAGATATGCCTTTATATCGCCTTATAGATTGCAAGGGAAAAGCACAGCTTGGGATTACATGAAACAATTTTCCGCCACAATTCCAGGTGTTAAATGGAATGAATCAGAATTAAGGGTAGATTTCTCCGTCAACAATAGCCGTATTCAAATAATAGGAGCTGAAAATAGTAGTGCCATAAGAGGACAATACTTTGACGGAGTTATCGTAGATGAAACCCAAAATATTAGTCCAGATTTATTTGACACAATTTTACGCCCTTGCTTATCAGACCGAAAAGGCTTTGCAATTTTTATCGGCACACCGATGGGTCGGAATTGGTTTTTTGATTTACATGAAAAGTCTAAAACACAAAAAGATTGGTTCACTTGTGTTTTTAAAGCTAGTCAAACAAAGATAATACCCAAAGACGAACTAGACGCTGCCAAGCTATCCATGTCGCCTGAAAGTTACGATCAAGAATTTGAATGTTCATTCCAAGCTGGAATTAGCGGTTCTTATTATGGCGGTATAGTTGAAGAATTAGATAAGAATAAAAAGATAACCGATTTTGAAATAGACTTATCTATCCCAGTAGAAACTTGGTGGGATTTAGGGATGAATGATAGCACCGTTATAACTTTTGCACAAAGGCGACCAAGTGGCGAAATTAGGATAATTGATTGCTACGAAAATTCTAGTGAGGGATTAGAACACTATTTTAATGTAATTGACGATAAACCTTATACCTACGATAAACATATCGCCCCCCATGATATAAGGGTTAGAGAAATAGGAACGAATAAATCAAGATGGGAGTCCGCCAAAGAGATGGGGATGGAATTTGAAATCGCACCAAAACTTGGCGTAGAAGATGGAATAGAGCAAGTAAGAAGAATGTTACCTAATTGTTATTTTCATAAAAGTAATTGCAAAAAACTTATAGAAGCGTTAAAAAGCTATTGTAAGCGATGGGATGAAAAAAATAATTGTTTTCGTAATAAACCCTTACACAACTGGGCATCACATTTTTGCGATTCAATAAGGTATGGTGCAGTTACCGAACCAATAGATAGAAGCGACTGGAAAAAACCAATAAAGGTAGATACAAGCTACATAGTTTAATATGGCAAAAAAAAATAAAGAACTTTCCGATATAGAATTAAAAGCAATCTTAACTAACCAAGTTAGAAATAGCATAGGTTATTTAGGTGGCGAATTATCGGAGTCAAGAAGAAAATCTATTGAATATTATTTAGGCGATAAACTTGGAACGGAAATAGACGGAAGAAGCCAAGTAGTAAGTACCGATGTTTCCGATACAATTGAAAGTATCTTGCCGAACCTTTTAAGAGTTTTTACCGCTTCCGATAAAGTGGTTCGTTGCGATCCTGTTACAGCGGAAGATGTTCCATTAAGCGAACAAGCTACGGCATATTTAAATCATGTATTTTACAAACAAAACGATGGCTTTACGCTTTTATATAATTTTTTTAAAGACGCATTAATTGAAAAGAATGGTTTTTTAAAAATTTATTGGGATGAAAACGAAAGCGTTGAACATGAAACTTATAAAAATTTAACTCCAGCGGAAAAAGATGCTTTAGAAGATACTAAAGATGAAATTGAATTAGTTGAAGAAGAAGAAATAGTTGACGAAGTTGTTAAAGAACAACAAGAAGTAGCCAAGCAACAAGCCGAAATGCAAGGTATTGATATTTCCGAAATAAAATTTCCAAAAGCTGTTTTATATAATTGTAAAATTAAAAGAATTAGAAAGTCTGGCAAAGTAAAAATAGAAAGCGTACCGCCTGAAGAATTTTTAATAGATAGATCGGCTAAAACAATTCAAGACGCAAATTTTGTAGCACATAAAGTTTATCTAACTAGATCACAATTAATTGAAATGGGATTTGATTATGATGAAGTTATGGAACTTCCAAGAAATGAAGATGAAAATTTTACAATGGAAGAAGAAGCTAGAGATAGAAATATTGATGGTTACTTCCAAGACGAACCTACCGATAAATCTACTGAAAAAGTTTTAGTATATGAATCTTATATTAGATTTGATTATGACGGAGATGGAATTGCCGAATTAAGAAAAGTAATCTGTGCTGGAGACGGAAGCCACATATTAGAAAATATGCCATGCGACTCCGCACCGTTTGTAACTGTTACACCAATACCAATGCCCCATAGATTTTACGGAAGAAGTATTTCCGAATTAGTTGAAGATATACAATTAATGAAATCTACTGTTATGCGTCAACTTTTAGATAATATGTATTTGACAAATAATAATAGAGTTGCCGTTATGGACGGAATGGTCAATATGGACGACTTACTTACAACAAGACCAGGTGGTGTCGTTAGAACTAAACAACCGCCTAATCAAGTTATGCAACCGCTTCAAGCACAACCAATTTCACAACAAGCGTTCCCATTATTAAGTTATTTAGACACCGTTAGAGAAGCTAGAACTGGAATTACAAAATCCGCACAAGGTTTAGACGCTAACGCTTTAAATTCTAAAACAGCAACAGGTGTAAATGCGTTAATGACACAAACACAAATGCGTTCCGAATTAATTGCTAGAATATTTGCGGAAACAGGCGTTAAAGATTTATTTAATAAAATTTTTGAACTAATGGTTAAGTATCAAGACAAAGAACAAATCATAGAACTTAATAATAATTATATTCCTATTAAACCTACCGAATGGAAAGACAAATTTAATATAAATGTTGTTGTTGGATTAGGAACAGGTTCTAAAGAACAACAAGTTATTATGCTTAATAGTATTTTGGAAAGACAATTACAAGCGTTCAACCTACAAGGCGGAAAAGAGATGCCAATGGTTACGCTAAAAAATATGTATAACACTTTATCCAAGATTATAGAAAACGCAGGATTAAAAAATGTGGACGCTTTTTTTGTAAATCCAGATATTGGCAAACAACAAATGCCTCCGCCACAACCACCGCCTTTAACTCCAATAGAAAAAATAGAATTTACAAGAATTTCTTCCGAAGAAAAACGAAAAATGGCGGAATTAGAATTGCAAAATAGAGAATTACAACAAAAGCAACAAGATATGATGTTAGATTTTGAAGCGAAGCTAAAAGAAATGGCTTTAAAATATAATACACAACTTGATACGGCAAAAATTAAAGCCGATGCGGATTTAGATAAGTTAATGATGTCTGGTAATAACAAAATATTAGAACAGGCTCAAAAAGCTGGTAATTTACTTGATGAGCAATTAAAAGGATTAAATGGTAACCAACGACCAAACCCTGAGGGAAGCGGAAGTCAGCCGATCCAATCAGGCGAAACAAATATTAGAGAATAAAATTTTTGTAGAGGCGATTGATACTCTAAAAAAACTTTATTCTGAAGCCTTGTTAGAAAAAACAGGTGCTAAAGAAAGCGATACAAGGGAGAAACTTTGGATTGCTTATAATGTTGTAGGCAAAGTAGAACAACATCTACAAACTGTTATTGAAACAGGAAAATTAGCTGAAAAACAGCTTGAAGATTTTCGCAAACAACAAGTAAAAACAAAATTTTAACTAAACCAAGTTAAAATAAGCCAAGTCATAAAGACAGCTTAACCATAGGAGGACTTAATGTCTGACAACAACCCATTACTGAACAATGTTTCAGTACAAGGTGCAGCTAAAACTCTTGAGGGATTACTAGACCCTAAAACGGCAACTATTAAAGCTCAAGATAAAGAAGCACCAGTTGAACCAAAAGAACCAGAAGCGGAAGCGGAAGATAATCAAGAAGTTCAACAAAAACCAGAAGCCAATCAAGAAGAAGTTCAAGAAGCCTCTGACGAAGAAGAAGCTCCAGTAGAAAATGATGCTATTGAAGAACAAGAAACCGATTTACACCAAGTTAAAGTTAATGGTGAATTAATTGATGTTGACCTTGAAGAATTAAAAGCAGGTTATCAAAAGGATGCCGATTACAGACGAAAAACAGAGGAGTTAGCTCTTGAAAAAAGAGAAACACAATCTGCAAAAGATCGTTTGGAAAAACAGTATTCAACCAAGTTAGAAGATTTAAATTCTCTTGTGTTGACTTTGAACGCTGAAATAAATAGTGATATTAATTCCAAAGAGCTAGACGCTTTATGGGAAGAGGATCCAACTGAAGCTGCAAAAGTAGATCGTAAAATTCGTAAGCGTAGAGATACTATTTCTCAAGCACAAAAGCGAATTAGAGATCATCAAACTCAACAGTTTCAAGAAGTTCTTAAAGAAGAACAAAAAAAGGTTGCTTTAAAGTACCCTGATTTGTCCGACCCTGTTAAAGGGAACAATTTAAGAACAAATATGACGAATTATTTATTGACTAAAGGCTTTAGCGATAAAGAAGTTAATTCAATTTATGATTCAAGGCAATTTGACATTATTGTTGATGCTATGAGCTATCAAAATAACAAAAAGTTGAAACCAACTTTAGTTAATAAGAAAGTTAAGCCATCAAAATTTGTTAAATCAGGTGTCAAAGTTACAAAAGACGAAATCAATTCTCAAACAAGGTTGAATCAAATTAAAACGCTCAAGAAAACTGGAAAAATCAAAGATGCTTCCGATTTACTTTTGCGTTACATTTAATAAATAACCTAAAGGAGAATATATCATGGCGATGTATCAAACATATACAGCAAAAGGTATAAGAGAAGACCTAGCGGACATCATTTACAATATTAGTCCAACAGAAACACCTTTTATGTCTGGCGTTGCAAAAACAAGAGCAACAAATACTTTACACAAATGGCAAACAGATGCTCTAGCCCCAACAGCAGTTAATGCTGCGGTTGAAGGTGCTGCAATAT